GAAGTCCCCGAGATGTTCACGGCCTGCTCGGTGCGCACGGTGCGCGTCCTCAGCTCCGGCACCAGCTTCTTGATGTACGTGATGTACGGCTTGTGCGTGTGACCGGTTATCAGCACATCGAAGTTGGTGATGGTCTGACCGAACCGCTCCGTCCTGTTCACGGATCCGCCCGTCAGCATTCCGCCTCCGGCTCCATGCGTGACCACGACCGTATAGATCGGACGCATCCGTCCTGCGTTCAATCCTCCGCTCTCCGTTGTCGGCACTCCCATCTCGATGGCAATGAATGCGATACTGTCGCGATACAAATGCTCTAAGTCCAGCTTCGCAGCGATGTCATAGACCGGATCGTCATCCGCGTCCTTGCGTGACCTATCCTCATGATTGCCCGGCACGAAGCACAGGATGCGGTCTCTGACCGGTTCCAGTATGCCCGTCATCTCACGCTTCTGTTCAAACGGACGATACTTCTCATCGAACGGAGAAGCGACGCTCGACCTCGTGGAATTGTTGATCAGGTCACCGCCGAGAGTCAAATACACGTTCGGCGTGTACTGCACGTGCTGGATGAACTTCCTGAACTCTTCCTCCATGCATTCCTGCGCTCCGAAGTGCACGTCGCTGACCGGTATGATGGTGATGTCATGACCGCCGTGGAACTTGTGCGTTATCATCTCTTCGTAACTCAATCTTCCGTCTCCTCCTCTTTTCCTCGGTACAGGACGCACGCAGCCATCTGCGGTTCCATGTACTTCGCGTCACCGTGCACGATCTCGCTCCGCTTGGATCCGTGCCAGTTCGGGTTCGTGCAGCGCAGTACATCGTAGTACACGCATTCCTCGCACCTGTGCCCGAAGGCGTTGATCAATCCCTGAAGATATGATTCCATTGTTACCTCCTATACAAGCGGTATCTTCTCGGGCACTACGTGTGCCATGATTGCGGAACCGCCAAGTCCTCCGCAGCTGGTCTGAAAGAAGTGCGTGACCTCTGCGCTCTGGATCCATTTCGGTACGCCTTTCCAAACCATTCCCCAGCCCATCTCTCCGTTGCCGTGTGCGTTGATCCGTGTGTCTATCATCTCAAGCGTTCCCTTCATCATGTCGGACTTCATGTGCACGGTCGCGTTGTCTTCGTTCTGTCCTTCGCCGATGATGTACTCCTTGTACAGATGTCCGTCCTGATATCGCACGTCCACCGTCAGCTTCAGGCAATTGCCGGCGAGGTCGCATAGTTCTTTAAGTGTTGTCATGCTTACCTCCTTTTTCCGTACGCACAGTAGAACTCATTTTCCATCCACATCGAGAACATGTTGCAGTGCACGTTCTTCCCGTTCTTCGTTCGTGCGTTCTGGTATTTGCAATCGATGCACCTTGTAACCGCCACGGCCTGCGTGCTTCTCATGTACCTCATGGTATCGTCCGGATTATCCGTGTATATCCCGGTATCGTAGTTATCCAAGTTTCTCACCTCCTCATGTCATGTATGCCGACCCACACGCTCGGCTCTCTGCCGTATTCCTTGCTGGCGTTGATGTTGCTGATCCTGCTGTCGTCCATGTAAGCTACGCCATTGAGTGCATCGAGCACCGCCTTCACGAGATTGTCCAGGTCGGGCTTCTTGGTGTGCGGCATAGCCACCAGTTCGGTCTGCTTCTTCTTGCTGAGGCTCTGCGGTATCGGCATCACAAACTCCATGTCGATCATCAGGCTGTCAGCCTCGACGATTCCATGTGTCCAGCTGTCCCGGATCAGCTTCTCATACTTGCGCGTCTTCTCAGGGGTGACCGCATGCCCGCCGTAGAATCTCGGTCTGCCCTTCGGGATCGGGACCGTCTTGATGAACAGCTCCTTCATTCGCTTCTCCTCTCTCCTTCTGCGGAAATACGCAGTTTTTTCGCGAAAGTGAAAAATTTGCATTTCTGCGAAAAGTTGTGCAGTTAAGGTTAAGTAGCTTCTGCCTCATATCTTCCCCTCATCGATGTACTTCTGTTCCTGCTCGTTCAGGTCGAGGAACAGATCCTTGAAGTCATCGTTCGTTACAGATCTCTGGTCAAACTCTCTCTTCCGCGAAAGCGGTTTTCTTTTATTAGAGTTCTTTTTTTGTTCTTGTTCTTGTTCTTGTTCTTGTTCTTCTCTTGATTTCATATTGATTTCAGAAATTTTTTTCTGATTTCTATGTCCTCTTGCACGGTCGACACTTTCGCACTTGCTTTCGTATGACTTCAGCTGCGCGTCAATCTGCTTCTTTGCCGTTCCCCAAACATACCGCTCATTTCCAGGAAGAGGCGGAGCAGAACCATTCCCGGCATACTCCAACATGGCCGTGAACAGTCTGCCCCTTTCCTCGAAGCTGAGGCTTTCTATATCGATCGTGAAATCTGTGAAAACCTTCAGATACTTCATCTGCTCCTCCTCAGAACGGAATATCCTCCGACTGAATATCCGTAAAGTCCGCCGCCGTGATCGGCTTCTGTTTCTTCTCCGGTTCCTGTGCTTCGCTCTTCGGCGTGAGGAACTCGACCTCGTCCGCCGAGACATCCAGCGACATGCGTGTCATACCCTCGCTGTCCGTGTACGTGTCTGCGTGCAGCTCCCCGACGACCGCGACCTTGCGACCCTTTGCAAGAAACTTCTGACAGTTCTCGCCAACTTTGCCGAACGCCGTGATTTGGAAGAAATCGGTCACCTTTTCGCCGTTCGCACCAGAGAACCTGCGGTTGACCGCAATGCGGAATTTGGTGAATGTTTTGTTGTTCGATGTGGTGACCTGCGCCGGATCCGCAGTCAAGTTGCCGATTAAGATAAGTTTGTTCATTTGCTCCTCCTTATTTGTTAGCTTCTGCTTTGTATTTCTCGTTCAGATTGTCAAGCATTGCGCTTGTAAGCGGATACAGTTCGCCGGATTTACTTGTCGTTTTGAGATTGTTTGCAAACAGATAAAACGCTTTCTGCAATCTGTAATAGATCTCATCAGGAACCGCTCTGTTATGAACCGATATGCCTCCCTTTGAGGTTGAGCTGTACCAGTCGTAATAATCGCGGACGGCTTTACCATTTCTTCCTGCCGGAGCGTCTTCGTTACAGTTCAGGCATCTATAAAACGGAATTACCAGTTCAGGCTTGATGTTGTTTGCGTCAAACGAAAGCATACCGAGAAGAATATGTCTCGACGCTGCTTTTGGTTTTGTACACGGAGAAAGGTATTCATCATAAACATGCTTGTAAACGTAATACCGTTTCCTGATAATCTGCATCATTTCCTGAGGACTTACGTCTTCGTGAAGCTTGTCGATTTTGACATGCACTTGTTTCGCCAGTGCCTGGATAGGCTTAGATCTGAAGACAGGATCGTCTTCGTTCATGTAAATGACCTGTGCAATCGTCCTCGATGCGCCTGTGTCGATATACTTTCTCAGCTCCGGATCACAGCCAAAGATAAAGACCATTTCTACAGTGAGCCCTGTTTGAACAACGGCGTGAAGTCTGTGCTGTCCGTCGATCAGGTGACCATCCCAGTCAACGCAGATTGTGAACGCCTCTGAACCAGTCCAGTCGCCTGAATACATCAGCGCAGCGTATCTGTCGACTTTGTTCTTCATTAGCTTGCGGTTGTTGATATCTGTTGCGAGAAACTGGTGAGCTTCTCTCGGACCGACGAACATTTTTACTCTTTTCTCTCTGCTGGTATCTATTTTTGATGGATATCTAAGTGCTTCCATTACTTTGCCCTCCTCGTGATGTTAAAGTTAGAAATAGTTTCAGGGTTCTGCGCCGCCATCTTCTTCGCAATGTCCTGCTTGAGTCTGACCAGCGTCTGATAGTCAAGGTCTTCCAAATTGTTGCCAGGGAACAAATTGCGGACATAAGTGTTCACCCGCTCCCTGTCTCCGCCTGCGATGTCGATGATAGAATCTATCACCTTATCGGTCTGCGCGATGACTTCCTGTGCGGCCATAGCCGAGGTCAGCTCCTCCACCGAAGCAATCGACTGCGTGGATCCGATGCCCAGATTGCCGAGTGCGCGTCCGATCGCGCTGGTCTCGCAGTTTTCGATGTAGGAAGTCTTGTTGATCATGCTCGCGTTCTGGTTCTCCAGTGCGTGGCCCGTAGCCAGGATCCTGCCGTCCACGGAGCACACCGTCGCCTTGATGAGCACGGTGCCGTTCTCGTGCTTCAGGATCTCCGTCTCGATGCGGCCCTCGGGAAACATCTGCCGGAACGCCTGGATGCGGTTCGCGACATCGACGTACTCCTTGCCTTTGATGTTGGTCTTCTTGAGACCTTCGTTAACTTTCTTGAGAAGTTCGTAATCCATGCGCACCTCCTTACACGGCCCGCGCCGGTTTGATGATTCCCATGCCGCGCAGGATCTTCCAGTCCTTCTCAGGCAGGTCCGTGAACTCGTCATCCTCGGCTCCGACCAGAAGCCAGTCGCCGACGATCTCAACGCCGAGCACGTTGCAGGACGGAGTCAGTCCCTTGAGCGTGCCTTCCTCATCGCATACCAGTACGATGCCCTCGAAGATGGTGATGGTCTCAATGTATCCGCCGACCGCTTCCTGGAACGCTTCCAGTGTGTTCTCGATCGCGGTCCATTTCCCGTTCTTGATAACCCGAATCAGTTTGTTCATGTGTTTGCTCCTTTCGATTTTCGCCAGTTAGTAGTTCAGATCTATACTTTTCGGTGATTAAATGTGATGCCGGTGCGCTTCCATGCACTCCTCGCAGTAGATGTAGTCATCCACAACGTAGTAGTAATATTCGACCGGTTCGCCGCACTCGTCGCACCTGAGACCGTCGTACGGCTCTTCCTGCTGCATCTTTTCCTGGAAGTCAGGATCCTCGTACAGTGAACGCATGCGCTTCCTCCCTCTTGCCTTCTATCCGTTCGCACTCGTGCAGCATGGCGGTCATGATGAACTCCTGCGTGGTGCAGTCTGCACCAAATGCTTTTTTTGCCTGTTGCAATCGTCTGTAAAGCGCGTCATCGCATCGCACGGTCAGTTTGTTGTTCAGCACCCTAAAATCGCTCCTGCGCGATTCTGAGAAGATTTTCGACGCTATGCCTTCGACGGGCACGATTCCGTACTTTGCCGGGTTCAGGCACTTGCTGAGCAGGATCTTGTCAAAAGACGGTGCGATGGCCTTCCCGATCGCGACGGCCTCGTCTCTGCTGACTCGCAACGATTTGCGTTTTACGCAAGGCTGTGGTACGATATTAAGTAGTTCATGTGTCCGGAGCGAGTTATCAGTGCCAGCTGGTACCGCTCCATCTTTTTTACTGTTCATACTCCCTCCTTAACTTCAAGTGGTCTCCACGGCTGGATGCCGAATCCGCTCTTGCATTTGTACAGTCTGTACACGCCAGGCTTAACCTTGCCTGTGTTGATCAGGATCTGCGGAAACGTGTAGCCGCTCAGGATCCCGTTCTTCGTGACCGGGTGATAGGCGTTCAGAGCCTCCGAAGGAAGCGCGATGATGTGGCCATCGTTTTCATACCAATTCACACCCTTATCACAAGACCACACATTTCTCGCCGCCCTGTTTAGGTAGCAGAACCATGTTCCGCCAGTCCTCATGATCGTGCACGTGGGGAAGTTGTAACGCTGGTGCCCGCGCTGCACGAGTGCCAGTTTGCCATTGATCTCTATTTCCATGTGTCCTCCTATTTACTGATAAGTTTTCTGTCAATGTCGAGCAGCTGCAGCTGCCTATTGTCCGTTCCGGTGAAGCGGATGTAGTACGCGAAGCGCGGGATCACGGTTCCGGGATTGTTGCCCTCTTCCCTTGAGTACCATTCGTTCATTGCCTCGCGGACGATGCGGAGGTTCTCCTCCGACCGATGCGCATGGCTGTCGAAGAACGCGAACTCGTGGACATTGATGCAGTCCTGGATGGAAGTGCCGAACGGCTCGCCGTAGGCTGCGCGGTTCATGACCACATACACCAGCTGTTTCTTGTAACCCTCGTAACGGAGCGGCGACGACCAGAGCAGCCGTGATAGTTTCTCTACGTCTTTCGCGTCCAGATTGTGCTCCGTAACTTTCACTGGTCTCGGATCCGGAGTGGCTTCAGGTGTCGAGACGGTAACCGGCACGAGGTCGATCGGTTCAGTCTCTGCTTTCGATGCGCTGGGTGAGCTCATCAACAAACCGCTGACGATAACGCTTCCAAGTAATATAGCCATCCTGCTCGACTTCATCTTCCTTGTACCTTCCTTTCCATGCTTCCAGTGCTTCCTGTTCGGTGCTGTAGAGCTTCGTCTGCACATGACAGCCGTCGCACTCCACGTTCCATCTCCACCCATCCACGCCATGAAACAATGCCTCGACTCCGATGACCGTCTGCTCGGCGTTCCCGCAGAACGGGCACGGTTTGAGCGCAGCCTTATACATCTTTACCATCTGCCACCTCCACGGCCATGCCGAGCCTTGTCATCAATGCGGCGAACCAGTCCGGGACTTCGATCACGGGACCGATGCCCAGTTTCTTATCAATCCACTTCTTCGGGAAGCGGAGCGTGTTGCCGACCTGGAAGGCGTTGAAGTTCTGGGAGTTGCGTCCCTGCGCGATGTCGGCCTTTACCTGACTGCGGAGTTTCTGATCGTCGAAGCCGGTGAGGTTTGCGACTTCCTCCGCTGTGTACGTGTTTTCGTTCATGTGTCTCCTCCTTGATTACTTAAGTAGTTCTTCGGCTGTGGTGCCGAGCTCGCGTGCAATAGAGACCAGTGCTTCGGCGGATGGCATGTACTGTCTGCCGTAACGCTTCAGCATGTCATAGCTGACACCGGACCGAAGCGACAGCTCAGCGAGTGATATGCCGTTTGCCTTGGCCTGCTCTCTGATCGCATTTGAAAGTTTCTCGTTTTTCCATTCCTGCTTACTCAAACTGTGTTCACCCCCTATATTTAGTGACTTGCATGGTGGAGCATCCGACACTATAATGAAAGTGTGAGGAATCATTATTGTGGCGAATTCGCCCCCTCTGTTCTCTATGATAAGGGCGAATCCCCCACATGTCAATGCTTTTTTGTGGGGAATAATATGAACAATTCATTAAAAGAAAATGTGAAGAAGCTCGCGAAGGAGCGCGGCGTGTCGATCAGAAAACTTGAGCAGGATATTGGGATTGCAGACAAATCAATATCTAAGTGGGATAAGATGATGCCTTCCATCGATAAGGTCGAGAAGGTTGCCAAGTACTTCGGCGTGACCGTGGATTCCCTGCTTGGTTACACAGGAAACTATGACGATGATTTGCTGAAGCTCATGGATATGGCGAGCTGGCTGTCCAAGGAAGACATTGTGGCGTTGCTGGTTGTCGCCGAACAGCTGAAGAAGGGAAAATGATGAACTGCTTATTTTGCAAGAAGGAAATACCTGACGGATCCTCGTTCTGTAACTGGTGCGGAAAGAAACAGATCCGTGACTTTCACCGCAAGGCAAACGGATCCGGCACGGTGTACAAGCGCGGAACGACCTACACCGTGAAGGTCGTGAAGTACGGGAACGGTCTGAAGCGCGAGATCACAAAGGGCGGATTCAAGACCAAGAAGGAAGCGTATGAATACGCCGTCACGCTTCGGAACGATTTGGATCTGAAGCGCACCGAGACCATCTCCTTCTGCGACCTGTGGGAGAAGCTGAAGACCACCGAGCGGTATCAGAAACTCTCCGAAGACAAGAAAGACACATGGAAGTACGCATATCAGAAATGCGCTCCGCTTTACCAGTGCACCGATGTCAGGGAACTGCGCTTCGAGAACTTCCAGAAGCTGGTCGAAGGCCTGACCTATTATCCGGCCCGTGATGTGAAGACCGTGCTAACCGCGATGATGAGATTAGCGCAGAAGTATGATCAGGTCGACAAGAACTACGGCGAGCTGATGGAACTGCCGAAGAAGAGCGAGAAGGAGAAGGAGGTCTTCACCGATCTGGAGCTGAAGCGGATCCTCGACGCGACGGATCCATTCAAGGGATACATCATCATCATGTGCTACTGCGGCCTGCGTCCGATCGAGATGCTGAACCTCAAACCGGAAGACATCCACATCATGGAACGGTACATGTACGGCGGACGGAAGACGGAACTCGGCAAGGAATCCAAGATCGCGATACCTGAGACGGCGGTTCCGTATCTGACCGACTTCGTACCATGGGCTGCAGGAAAGAATGGTTTTTACGATCGTTTCCATCAGTTTCTGGTACAGGAAGGCATCAGGGACATGACACCCGGCTGCTGCCGTCACACGTTCGTGACTCGTCTGTCGCAGGTCAGCGACAATGTCGCAACGATACAGAAGGCAGCGCGTCACACCCGATACCAGACGACGCTCGGATACACGCACATGAAGATCGAGGACGTGCTGGAAGAAGTGAACAAGCTGTGATTCGGGAGGTATTTTCTGATTCGCTACTATGTACAAACTATGTACAAGCCGAGAAAAAGTCCCCTAAAATAGGCATTTTTTGGGGCAAAAGAAGCCCCTGCTAAGGGAGTAGGCTGGGTTGACCGGCGCCAGGGTTCAAATCCCTGCTTCTCCGCCAAACATAAGGAAAAACCCCCAAGTTCGGGGGTTTTTTCATGCTCTTATTCGGTTGTGAATGGCACTCTGACCACGATAGGACTCGACAGGACTTGATGTCTACTATGTACAAAACTGTGTACAAATGGCACTTTCCCACTATGTACAAGAACTATGTACAGCGAAATCGTACCGTTATTTGTCCCGGTTGTACTCCGCCGTGCTGATGCCGATTATCGCGCCGATGAACAGCGCGATGGCTGCGCACGTTGTCATGACCTCTTCGCCATAGGGCCAGTGCCATATGGAAGCCAGTGTCTTATACAGCACGCCAATCGCATTAAAAACCACGAGGCTGAGCCATTTTAACACATCATAAACTTTATCCGGCAGTTTCATTTCATTCTCCTCCATGTTCGATGATATAGGTCGTTAGTTCATCCTGCGCTTTCGCCATCTTGCCGGTAGCGTTGCCGGTCATGTTGTGCAGGAGCAGAGCGTTCACGGCCTTCATGAGCGCTCGGTCGTCATCGTGCAGTTTGTCGATGCGCTCGTTTATTGAAGCGACGGCATCGGCCAGTTCCTGAACACGTTTTTGTAGTTCCTTGTTTTCTGCCATCTTTTCCTTCTTGTCCTCATGGGAATGGTCGACCTTCTTACCAAGAAGCGAGAAGAGTCCTGCGACGATAGCGGCACCGACAGCACCGCACAGTAACGATTTAAGAATCTCCATCCTTGGGCCCTCCTGCGCTGAATAAACAAAGTAAGAAAAGTGTTGCGTAGAACACAATTATCAGATAGACACACGGACACATATCAGTACACCTTCGGATCGCCAGCGTGTTTCCATTTTGAAAGTTTGTGAATCTTGCGATCAACGAAATTCAGCAAGCTTCGATTATTTGTCCGCGTCAGCTGTACGCCGTACGCGCCGCCAGCGTCTTCCACGATGAGATTCGGCGCGACATAGATGCCGATGTGTCCGTCCTTGTGTGCCAGATCGCCGGGTTGCGGTGACTTCGTCGGAACGCAGTACGAATTGTACAGCGTGTTCGCCGAAGCATCGAAGTCGTTCCGCACGACTCCGCACTTCCGCCACAAGCCGACGATGAAGCCTGAGCAGTCCGCGCCTGGGATCGTGTACCCTTTCGCCTTGGACTGCTTGAGCATCATTTCCTTGCGTCCGCCGTCATAGTACGGTTCATACGCTGATCTGCGGAAGTAACTGTCGAGCCGTGCCTGTGTCATCACATGCAGGCTCAGGTCCTTGTCGTACAGGTTT